TTGACAAATATGGTAAATGCAAATACCAAATCTGTCCAACCTATACCAGATAACAACCAGATAACTACTCAGATAACTACACAAAAAGAGGTGGTTCTTCCTTTTGATTCTGAAAAGTTTATGGAGTTTTGGCTAATATGGAAGCAATACAAGAAGGAAGAGCATAGATTTGCATACAAGTCTCTCGTCTCTGAACAAGCCGCACTAAAGAACCTCGCAAAAATATCAAACAACAATGAAGCAAAATCAATCGAACTCATCGAACACGCCATCGCTCAAGGGTGGAAAGGAATCTACTCTACAAAAGAAAGAAAGGGAGATAACAAATTCGACGCTGACGAGTATCGCACGTATATCGAGTCGCTCTAATATCACACCTGCCCAAGCCTGGACGTTAGGTACTAATGTAAGGTCGGCATTTAAGCACTGCCCTAAACAAACTCACGCTTGCCTAACGGCTCTACTTAAGGGGACGCTTGACTACTTAGACTACAACAAGACTATACGTCAAACGGAACATATAATAGAAGCGGTTGACCATTTGATAAGCGAGTTCCCAGCTATGAAGATGGAAGAATGGAGGTGCATCATGATGAACTTTAAGACCGGTAAGTACGGCAAACAATTTGAAAGACTTATGCTTCCCGAATTGGTAGAGGCGTTTAAGCATTACGAAGGGGAGAGGGCAGAGAGAAGGGAGGCGCAATGGAAGCAAAAGAAAGAAGAACCATTCGAACCTCTAAGCGAAGAACAACGTCACCTATTTAAGAAACTAATAGAGGACTTAAACCTACCCGAACCGGACACAGACGAGCAAGGAAGGTGGACTCATATACCACACCCAAACACTACAGAATAATGTATGACGTAATGGTAGAATCATTGATGCGGTCATTTGCTTACGAAGCACTATATGACTTTGCAGAAGAACACGGAATAGATACTGACCTAATAACTGAAGAGTATCTTGTGGAACAATTAAACAAATGGAAAGATGGATGACAAAAAACTAAGAAAATCTATACAAGGGATTTTAAGATATGCAACCACTTACGACCAAGACTTCAACGCTCCAAGGATAGGCGCGATAGATAAAATTGTACAAGTATGCAAGCAATACCATGAAGAGAAAGATAAATAGTTTTGAACAAAATTTGTAAACAAAAGATATAGTTCTTATATAGTCCTTTATGGTTGGACTTGTAATAGCTATGGTAATCCTTGCCTTCGTAGATGTAGGCGTAGAGTATTACTTATATGATGGACTCAGAGTTAACGAGATGATAATTGCGTTACTCGGTATTCTTTACATACTATCGTGAAACGCTCAACCATAGTTAAGAAGCTTGATAAGATATTCAGTATATGGATAAGGTCTAAAGACGCAGACCATAACGGGCAAGTAGATTGCTATACGTGTGGAGTTAGTAAGGATTGGAAGTACGAGATTGACGCAGGCCATTTTCAGTCAAGGGGCAAATACGCAACACGTTGGAACGAAGATAACGTTAAGCCCCAGTGTAAACGGTGCAATGGATTTCGAGGAGGAGAGCAGTATCAATTTGCACTTCGATTAGGAACGGACTTAGCCGACGAACTCGTACTGCTAAGCAACCAACCGGCAAGATTTACTAACGATGAGTTGTTAGAAAAGATTAAATACTACACTAATTTAGTTAAAGAACTATCGTAACTATGAGCGTGGTACAAAAATACATACGCGAGAACTACGACTCTATTATCGAAATATCGAGAGTCATAACCAGCGGAAGGAAACCAGACTACGAAGACTTAGCTCACGAAGTTATCCTTATGGTATTAGAAGCGGACAGAGAGAAGATGCAAGCGATAGTTAAAAAGAAGCAAATGCGGTACTGGATTATTCGCCTTTGCATAAACAATTACCGTTCTACAACAAGCCGCTACCATTACAAATACAGAAAGCCAAAGGAGCGACATCGCAAAGCATCCGAACACCTCAAGCACATTCACCAGTTAGACGATATCGAGTCTAAGAAGTTTAACGAAAAGGTCTTAGACTTTATACAAAGGCAACTAAACAACGTAGAATGGTTTGAGAAGAATTGTTTTTCTATATATTACGGCGATGAGCATAGCCTAAATTCTATGGCGAAAGAAACCGGCATAAGCCGCAATACACTTTACCGAGCGATTTGCGACGTAAGAAACTATATTAAGGATGAAGTCAAAAAGCAAGGGTTTAGGAGATAAGATAGCCGCCGTTACAAAGGCAACAGGGATAGAGAAAGTAGTAAAGACTTTCTTCGGCGAAGACTGCGGATGCGATGAGCGACGCGATAGACTTAATAAAATGTTCCCAAGCCGGAGCATAACACAAATGGACGAAGAACAATATACGTTTTTTAGAGACGTTCTTCAACCGGCTTACCGAGGACACCAAACCCTTAAAGGGAAGGATTCCGATTTCTTTTATCAAATGTATAACGACATTTTCGGAAAGAATCAAAAGAAGACAAAGTGTACTTCTTGTAATAAAAATATGTATATTGAACTTCTAAAAGTTTACGAGTCAAGTTGCACAAATGAAGATACTGCCTAACCCTATATTAATGGTCGGAGCATTAGCCATAGGAAACGAAGAGTACCACCGAGGCAAAGCCATCGCACACTGTATGCGAGGGGTTAACCGCTTAGGCGTAAAATGGACAGACCTACAATCGCGCTCCCGGTTAGCTGAGATAGTAGAGGCTCGAAGGTTGTGCTGTATGTATCTCCACAAAAACGACTGGACTCTTATGGCTATAGCTAAAGAGATAGGATATACGAATCATACTTCGGTAAGATATCAAAAGATGAAAGCCTACGAATACATGGAGGTAGATGTTACCTTCCAAAAGAAGTACAAGATATTCCACAACTCATGAACTTCACTTTTTACAAATGGGACGATAAGTGTTTTATCACTCCGTCCATTTCTTTTAACTACGACTTCACGTTTGCTATAGCTATAGACTTCCTATGGTGGGGCGTTGAGTTAGAAATTACGCACTAATGTCAGATAGAAAAGCAAGGAAGCACATTAACACTTCCGAAGACTACTTACTCCTCTCAAGAAATAAGAACCTAATAAACGTAGACTCTAAGAATAACGATTCGGTTAACATTATATTAGACCTTGCAGTAGCAAACCCGAACTTCTTGGAGCTGCTCAAGTCAGTAATTAAATCAGTAGATGAATATACAAACAAAGAAGATTCCGATAAGTCAAGTTCAGATAGACCCGAACAATCCAAGGACGCTCTCGAAGGAGAAGTACAAGACGCTGAAGTCATCAATTGAGAACTTCCCTAAGATGCTTGAAGTCCGTCCCTTAGTGGTAGCGGACGGCGTTGTAGTGGGCGGTAATATGAGGCTCTTAGTTATGAAGGACTTAGGGTACAAAGAAGTACCAGCCATAGACGTTACGGAATGGACACAAGCCGAGCGTGACGAGTTTATGATTAAAGACAATCTAAACTATGGAGACTGGGACTACGATATGTTAGCTAACGAGTGGGTAGGCTCAGACCTTACTGACTGGGGTATGGACGTATGGGATACCGAACCCGAAGAGATGCAAGGCCTAACCGACGAAGACGATGTACCCTTAGCACCAGAAGAACCGACAACCAAGTTAGGCGATGTTTGGATACTTGGAGAGCATAGGGTTATGTGTGGGGATTCTACGAGCAAAGAAGCGGTAGAGATTCTTATGGATGGTCAGAAGGCGGACATGGTATTTACCGACCCACCTTATGGAATGAGTTATGGTGGAGGTCGGACAAAGAAGTTTGATATGATTAAAGGTGATGATGAGAACCCCGATAAGTTTTATCATTGTATCCCTGAAGCGAGAGAGGTTTATATTTGGGGAAGGGTAGAGAATTACTTAAACCTTAAAACAAAACCAAAAACAACTATCGTTTGGAAAAAAAACAACTTTGGATTAGGTAGAGGATACAGAGGTCAATATGAGGTTTGTTTTTATTACGGAGAGTTTAAAGGCTCGGATTCCAATGTTTGGGAGATTAGCAAAGACACTAACTATCAACACCCTACCCAAAAACCAACGGAGCTTTGTAGTAGAGCAATAAAGAACAGTCAGCCTACTAACATCCTTGACTTATATGGGGGGAGTGGAAGTACGTTAATAGCATCTCAACAGAATAACATTGCATCATTTACGATGGAGTTTGACCCGAAGTATTGCGATGTAATAGTAAAGCGATGGGAAGACTTCACGGGTAAGAAAGCACACCTTGAAGAAGAAGACGATTTAATGGTAATAACCCAAGCGAACTAATGGGAAAGTTCACACACCCAAACGTAACAAAGTCACAAATGTCACATAATAAAAAAGATTTTTTAGATGCACTTGAACGCTCGTTAGGTGTCGTAACTACCGCCGCTAAGTCGTGCAATATAGAAAGACGTACTCACTACCGTTGGATGGAAGAAGACAAGGACTATGCGGATGCGGTAAAGGACATACAAGAAAGCGCGATAGACTTTGCAGAGAGTTCACTACACCAACAAATTAAAGATAAAGTTCCAAGCAGTACAATCTTCTACCTCAAGACCAAAGGAAAGAATCGAGGGTATGTAGAGAAGCAACAGATTGAGATTAACGAACCGAAACCGTTTACGTGGTTCGATGACGAAAACTAAGAAACGTAAGAACGCCAAGAAGCGAAAGGAACTCCGTAAGTTATTTAACGAAAGTGGGGTTAAGTTCTACGAACCAAGTACGGGGATTTTTAAAGTCAACGGAGTGACATATTACCCAAAGGCTAAGAAGTACCAAAAGGATGGTAAGTGGGTAGGAGTTACGTGCGTGGAGGAGTTTCTTGAATTAGTCAAATGATGCAACCGACGACATACTATCAGGCGAAGAAGTCTAAGGCTAAGATACAAGTCCATCAAGGTGGTAGTCGTAGCGGTAAGACGTTCTCGATATGTCAAGTCTTAATAGAGTTATGCTTCAAGAATAGAGGGGCTGGGATAGTCATTACTATAGTACGTAAAACCTTTCCGGCTTTAAGGTCGTCAGTTATGAGGGACTTTATTCAGATACTTACCGAAGGGGGTAACTACCAAGAAGAGAACCACAACAAGAGTCAAGCGACNTACAACCTATTCGGCAACCTTGTAGAGTTTATATCTACCGACCAACCTCAGAAGCTCAGAGGACGNAAGAGGGANATCCTTTACGTAAACGAGTGCAACGAATTAACGCTCGAAGATTGGAGGCAGCTANTACTTAGAACGACAGGTAGTAAAACNGGAACTGGTATTGTAATCGACTACAACCCATCCGACGAGCATCACTGGATTTACGAACACGTATTGACAAGGGACGATGTAGACTTCTT